GGGCCTGACTCTGGTAAAGGTAACACGCGCTTAAACCGAACTACCCGTTACAGTCGTGAAGGTGACGTCGCTACCATCGAAGACGCCGTTAGTGAAGGTCTTCGAGCCGATGGTCTGCGGCGTGCCAAAAAGTCTACGTCCACTAACGGCATAGCTGACGGTGTAGGGAAAGCTGTGAAGGGGCGTTCGTTCAGCGCCTTCCTTAATGCGTTCAAAGACAACTCCGACGGCATGGGTCCACCTACGCTAAAGGCTGTGTTAAAAACTATACCTACGTCTGGCATTTTGAATTGGTTCGGGCCTGAAATACCCACCATACGTGAGATTGATACGTTGGTGCAGAAGATGGTGGCTATGAAGGCCAACATACTTAAAGCCTCTGAGGACATAGGGCGTGAACTAGACGAGTTTCTTCTGGCCGACGAAAACAAAGTGCTGGCCACGACCATGAGCACTGCCCGTATAAACGAATACTCCCCTGACGAGTTTAAGTCTGCTGGTGAAGCGTTGGCTAATCACCCTGCGATGAAGGAAATTGAAGCCCGTATACTGAAGAACTCGAACGACAAAACGCTAGCCGCCCGCATAGTAGCCGAGATGAAGGCTTTAACTATGCAGGGTAAGGAAGTAGTGGAGGTAAAGGGCGACAAGGTGAAAATGTCCGACCCTATGAGTGCGCTGGTATCTAAGCTAACAAAGACCGCTATTGACCGTCAGAAGACTAGCGCACAGGCCGAGCAGATTGCAGAACTTACTCGTCGTATCCGTGACGTGCACAAGCTGTGGGATGAGCTGGCCGAGATTAAGAACGGCCACAAGCTGTATAAAGATATACGTGCCTACTACAAAGACATGTTCGAAGCCGAGCTTGCGCTACTAGACGGACGCATTGCATCTATTGCCGGTGATAAGGAAGCCAAGCGCCTGCGCGACCTACGTGCAGATATGATGCGCGAAGTGATGAACCCAGACGAGGCGAAGAAGAGTGGGGATATATTCCACGACCTCAACTCTGACCTGTTCACCAAAGACTACTTCCCGTTCATGCGTGAAGGCCAATATTATGTACGTGTATCAGCAGCCAAAGACGGCACGCGGGAGCGGGAGTTTTACCAGTTCTACTCCGCTAAGGACATGCAAGCTGCGCAGAAAGCTATAGCTAAGCGCCTAGGTGTGGACCCAGAAAAGAATGATGGTGTGATAACCATAGGCAACAATATCGCTCAGCTGCAGGAGAATATAAAGTCTGACGACCAGATGATGGCGAAGATATTCGACCTAGTTAGCAAGGCTAAGGCTGAGTTTGCTAATACCAAGGGTATCGACGCTAATAGTTTCAAAGACCTTACGGACAGCATCTACCAGACATGGTTGCTATCTACACCAGAACGGTCTGTGCGTCGTCGGTTCATGCATGCTAAAGAGGTAGTCGGCTTCCAGCAGGACTTGCTGCAGCAGTTTGCGTCACAAGCGAGCAACTATGCTAACCAATTAAGCAGGCTGGCCTATGCCGGGGATATTCGTCTGAAGACAGAGGAAGCACGGGATAACGTGTCTGACCGTGACGCAACCCTACGGGCGAAATACAACTCAGTTATAGACGAGCTTGAGGCACGGGCAGAGGATGAGATAAACCCAAGCCCACAGAGTTCGTTCATAAACGTCCTTAACCGTGCGTCATACTTCTACTACCTGACAGCGCCAGCGACAGCTATGCTGCAGCTCACCTCGATACCTATACGTGTGGTGCCGCGCCTGTGGCGTGATTACGGTGTCGCTAAGGGTACGGCGATTTGGTTTAAGTACATGCGGATATGGGACACATTGGGTAAAGCCAAGGTACAAACTACACGTACTGGTTTTGCTGGTGCGGGCGACCAACTTGATGTGCTGATGCCAAATATAAACAGCTCGAAGTTAATCAATGCGGACACACCCCGTGGCAAGCTTCTACGTAGGGCTATGGCGGCGGGCATGGAGCGCAACGTGCTTGAGACCGTGCAGGATACCCTAATCCAGAACGAGCGTGAAACGGCTAAGAGGCACCGTACGGGTGTAGCGCGCACAGCGGTGGAGACGGCTGCACTCACAGGTAAGGCTATGGGCGTAATGTTCCAAGGTCTGGAAAACATCTCGCGCCAAGCGGCCTACTTCATGGCGTTTGAGTTGGCGTACAAGGCAGAGGCGGCGAAGAATACTGATACTAGCGCCGAAGCCGAAAAGGTAGTGTTTAATAAGGCCGTTACAACTGCGCTAGACACAGTGCGGGATACACTAGGTGACTACTCCAACTGGGAGCGGTCTAACATTATGAAGAAGGACATAACCCGTGCGCTCTTCCTCTTCAAAATGCACCCCATCCTGCAGACCAAGTTCCTAGTAGGAGCAATGCGCGATATTGGCCGTGGGTTGTACCCCGGAGCTCCACCAGAAGCAAAGGCGGCACGTGCAGGTGCCATGAAAGAGTTAGGCGGCGTCCTTATGATGGCTGGTGTGTTTGGCGGTCTTCTTGGTATGCCGCTGTACTCGGTCATGGCGCTGGCGCTATCGGAAAGCTTCGACGAAGAAGATGATGAGGACGTGCGCAAGCTTATGGGTCTCGACCCACGGGTCGCCTATGACTCCGACATCATGTTCCGTGCGTGGATAATGGATAAGTTCGGTGAGCCAATGATTGGCGACGTGTCGATGGCCGACATTCTTATACACGGTCCGCTTGGCGCTTTGTCAGATACTGAACTGTCTAGCCGTACATCGCTTGACCTTAAGAACATGTGGTTCCGCGAAGCGGTTACCGGTGACTCTACCGGGGATACCCTAATAAAAACAGCGCTGGCTAACGTGGCAGGTGGGCAGATGTTAATTCAGATGTTCAACGCAAAGGATAACTTTGCCGAAGGCGATATGTATGGTGCTATAAAGAAGGTAGCCCCGGCGTTTATCCGGTCATGGGTAGCTGCGGAGCAGGGTGAAGCCGAAGGCGTTGTCAGCCGCAAGGGTGACGTCATCGTTGACAAAGATGATATCTCGGCACTGGATACACTTCGCACGATATCTGGCTTCCGCCCGATGCGGCTTGCTCGGTGGCAGGACTACTACATTACTCGTGGTAAGAACGACAAAAAGATAAAGGCAGAAAAGACCCAGCTGCTAGCTACCTTGGATAGGAAGATACGTGAGGGTGAGATAACATCTAAGGCAGAGCTACAAGAGTTCATCGCTGATGAGGTTATACCGTTCAACCGCACGTATCCAGACCCGAGCTTCCTAATTACCGAGGAGACCATCATGCGGTCACTCAAGGGCCGTGCAGATGTACGGGAGCGCACAGTGCAGGGCATGCGGCTCGAGAAGAAGACTGCTGATAAGGATATGGGTATGGCGGAGAAGTTCCGCCCATAAAAAACCCCCGCTGGGGAGGAGCGCCAGCGGGGGTAGTATCAACCAAACGGAAGGAGCATCTTCCGAGGGCGTGTATAATCACATCCTCCAGATACGTAAACCCCTAATACCAGATTTAGTGTCCACTACGCTCTTGTACACTACTTTTAGCTTTAGCCTACGTAGCACAGGGCGTATCTCCTTCTTTGCAGCTTTGGGGTCTAGACACGGGAAAAATAGTGACGCGCCCTTTGTGAAGGCGCGCCAGTTTATATCGTAGCTGACCCCAGCTACCTTCATTACTCGTCGGCGTCCGACTGCGTAGACGTAACTACGTTGTTAAACAGGTCAGGAATACCGCCAAAGTCTGGGTGGTTCCCATCAAAAATTAGTGCCTGTACGGGCTGCGTGTTGACCTTCATGCCCTTCGACATACGCTTGTTTTCCGAGCCAAGATGCAGACCCTTGGCCTTCATGGCATTAAGAACCGAGCGGTAGGCAATGTTACGTGCCCCGCAATACTCGCGGAACGAGCTAGCAGTTATGTAAACCTTGGCTGTGTCAGGCTCGTAGCGGACCATAAGCTCCTGCTTTGGCTCTAGTAGCGGCACCTCTACCATCTTGCTGCGGCGGTCTACCCCATCGTTGATGATGAGGATGTTACCCAAACGGGCGTTCATAAACTCACCCAGCAGCTGCTGGTCGCCTTCTGGCGGCGGGGTCATCGTGTTGCGCAGGTTGAGTATCATCTTGCACGTCCACTTAAAGATTGCAGCGATGTCCCAGTTACACAGGCCCAGATGCAGGGCGATGTAGATACCTGTTATGTTAGCAGCTGCGGTGGCTGACCAGAAACGCTCACGCTGTGTTAGCTTGAGCTTGGAGTCGATGCGCTGTTGGACCGTAGCATAGAGCGCCTTAACCTCGTCGTAGTGCGTGATAAGGTAGCGAGCGTAGATGTCACCTGCATGCCCGTAGTTTTCGAGCAGCTGGTGGTCGAACATCTTCTTGCCATACTCGATGTCAATCGCGTCAGAATAGTCGATGCTGTACTCGATGATGCGCATGGTCTCACCGTCAGGTGAACCCTTATTGATTTCCAACTTCTCGTAGAACGAGTGGTTAGACGAGCACAGTGCGATAGTCTGCCATGATGTCAGGTTTGCCCGAAGCTCGTTGGAGGACGCCTTCATGCGGTCCTTGCCTGTACCCTGTGTAATTAAGTAGGCGAGTTCACTTAGTTGCTTGGGCTCTGTGTTCGACATTTCGTCAAAGCTGATGTGCAGGTTACAGAATACCCCAATCTTAAACACCTTCGAGTTGAACGTGTCGTCCTTCTTGGCACATAACGCTACGGGGTCGCCGTATACACTGTTCGCCATCTGCAAGGCTGTTGTCTTACCCGTGCCTGACTTAGGGTGCACCACGTTGATGATTGCCCCGCGCTGACCAGAGAAGCGCAACAGAGGCGCACCGAAGGCGGTGGCTGCTGCGAACGCATGCCCCTCAAGGCCCGGACGTCCGTACAGGTCGAACACCTCGCGCCACTTCTCCAGTGTGCCCTTAGCCGTCATGTGCTCGGCTACTACCTTAGTAACTGACGAGGGCGGACTATGGTACGTCCCTTCCGCGCTTATCTCGCGGTCGCCAATGATAAACTTACTGTCGTTATCTACCCATCCAAATTGATTACGCATTTGCTCTACCTTTGTGCTGTGAAAATATTGGGCTATTGATTTAATTATGAAGTCCACCAAGTACGCATAGTCCGTCTTGGAACTTAGCATCACGTGCTTAGAGGCAAGAAGCTTCTTCAGCTCGTTGCCATCCGCCATCTTGGAGTTGTGCACCGTGAACTCTTTGACGCCATCCTGCGGTGTGTGCAGACGGATAAGGGCTACGCCACCCTCGACAGGGTCATCCATCCGCTTGGCCACATAGATATCGTACGGATATACCAGTGCGACGTCCTCGACGCCTTCTTCACCGTCACTGGGTGCAACTTTGCGCCATACACCACCGTGCTTGCCCCGCATGTAGGGGAAGGGGAACTCGGGTATATGGAACTTGACTGCCCCAACGGCGGTTTCCTCAATGACCACGTTGTCCTCTGGAGTTGCCTCCTTCAGTTCTTTACCTAACGTAATAGGTGAACGTATCTTGCCAATATGCGGGCACCCTGCACATCCGCCGGGATTGTGCTTCTCGAACTCCGCACAGGTGTGCGGCCCGACTATGTGCGTTACCTTCTGCTCAACCTTGTCAGGGTCGTAGTCAGGGTGGTCCGCAGATAGCTTGTGTATTGCCTTATCACGGTCCTTACAGAACTTAGCGATTGACAACGCAGCAAACCAACGTGGCTCCGATATGTCCCTGCGGTCTTCGTAACTGGCGTTAAGCTGCCTGCATCCGTTCTCGCCGCGCTTCATAATCTTAGTGAAGCTCGACTCCATGCTAGCACGGATAACCTTAGATAACGGACTAGGTGTGAACACCGGCATGTCACCTAGCGGTGACGCCTTCGTCTCCTTTACCCCCAGCACGTCACGTATGGTCTGTATGGGCGTCGGCTTACCGACAACCATCACTTCAACGCGCAGTGGGTCTGTGCCCTTAAAGTTAAACGTGCCCGGAATACGCAAGATGCGCGCTGCCTCGAAGCAGCTGTTATCGACACGTAGCCCCTTAGTGGTGCAGACTTCCTTCAGCCGTAGACAAACCGGCTCCCATTCTTCGCGTGTAACTTCTTCGGTCAACGTCCAGTATACGTGCAGACCGCGCCCAGAGTTAACTAGGGTAGGCTTAGGCATACCGACTGTTTTGCAGAAGCTACGAAGGGCGTCTACGCCCTCCTGCTGTGTATCGTAGTCCTTCTCCGGTCCGCAATCTATGTCCAGCCAGAGCGACTTCAATGCTTTCACGTTTTGCTTGGTGCGCGACTTACCGTCTGTATATTTAGCTACACCAAAAAATACATTCTTCCCTTGGTTGAGAAACGTCTTGGCCCATGCGTCGGCCTCTTCACGTGTTTCTACTAACTCCTGTTGCTTACTGTCGGGGCTTAGCCCGACGATAGCGTACCAGCCCTCTTCGGGCTGCACCGCTGATAAAAGGTCAAATTCCTCCGCCACGCAGACACCACTCCATAGGGCAAATCACACGCCCATTCCTAAAAGAAAATACTCTCTGCCTCTTAGGAGACAGAGCTCTCCAGACTCGCCATGTATGAAGTTATAAGCGCCGTGGCAGTGCCCTGCGGGACCGAAGTCCCGCAGAACCAGTTATACACTGTCTGCCTCGTTACGCCTGTGCACTTAGCTACTACGGCTACGGGGATGTCCTGCGCAATGCAGAGCCTACCTAGACGAACACCCAACTTGTGTTTGCTCGCCTTGGCATTGGCCTCCTGAATACGTAGGCTATAACCGCCGCTCATTAGTCGTCTTCTTCTTCGTCGTCAGCCCAGTCGCTAACTACAGCAGCGAGACTACCAGCAGGGACCTCGGCAGGTGCGGACTTCTTAGAGGCGCGCTTCACTGGCTCTGGCAGTGCTTCTTCCTCGTCGTCTTCACCGTCGTCGTCATCCAAGAAGGATGGCTTCTTTGCCTTCACCTCTGGCTGCGCTGCAAGCTTGGCAGGTTCTTCGGCTGGTGTAGCAGTCTTCGTCTGGTCAAAGCTAATCAGGCGTGTTGTAGCGGCGTTCTCTTGTGCCTCTGTAACGCGCTCCAGCTCTTCGGGCGTGATAAACCGGTCGGCAGTGAAGTTAAGCTCCATGGTTTCTGCGTCGAGGTTATACGCGATGGTGGTTACCACGCGGTCAGGCGCTGCATTGTTCGACACCAGATGGCGGCAGTACTGCTCGAACGGGAGGGTGTTGCCCGTGCCCTTACCGAATAGCGACTTAGCTGGGATGTTGAACTGATACACGTCGCCGGACTCGTCACCGTCTAAGAACAATGCAACCTTGCGGCTGAAACGACAGGCTTTACCCTTACCGTTCTTACCGGAACCGTCGATGTTCTTAGGGCAGCTAGCACAGTTGCTGGCTTGGCGGTTGGATGCAGATGCTTCTGGTTTATCACCTAGGTTAGAGAAGCAGTCAGGTGCACTGCCCTTAGCATCGGGGTCATAGTCGCTGGCATAGAAGCTACGGCTAGGCTTTTCCAACATAGCAAGGATGATGGCGTTGAACTCGCCACGGATGGCTTTGCCGACCTGCTCACCATTTACGATACGCTTGAACGTGCCGTTGGTGTTGGTGGCGATGCGGTTATAACCGCCCATGCTCGAAGCGATTTGCGCACCCAGTTTTGATGGTGGCAATGCTGCAGCAGTGACGGAGTTAGGGTTTTTGAAGATAGTCAAATTGGTCATTGTTTCTCTCACTTGGTTGTAGGTTTGCGAACCGAAAGCACATACTTAGTATCTGCATTGAGGCCGACAGGTAGACTATCGGGGTTCTCCTCTAAGTAATCACGCATGTTGCCGTTATGTATGCGCTGCTCGAGAAGGTGCATGGCATCATGCTCCTTGAGGAACTTGTACATGGACTCCCAATCGCTCGTCCAGTAGCGGGTAGCAGCGCGCCTTGTTATCGTACCTTCTTTGGTACGTAGGCTATCTACGTTCTGTGTGTTGCAGACTTCGAGTAGCTTAGCGCTCACTAAGTCCATCTGCTCTTTAAGCTTTGCAATATCCGCTTTGTGTGCTTCTTCCTTCTCCTGCACAACATCGCGTATTTTACGGTAGACACGGACAAGCTGGTCTACGGGTAGGTCTTCCATCGTTTGCTCCTTCGTTGTAGTGGTATGTTGTGTATTGTTAGTTACCACTTAGCTTTGACAATGTCAAATACTATATTTCCATAACTTCCTTGTATAAGTCAATAAGTTTTTTGTGGTTGGCGATATTATTCTGGAGCATGCTGTACAGCCGCTCCTCCACCGGACTACCTTTGACGTGCACGATGGTCATGGCGTTTTTCTGGCCGGGACGGTCAATACGTGCGTTTGCTTGCAGGTAAGTTTCCACGCTGGTTACTGGGCCATACCATATGATAGTATACGCC